AGACTTTGCAGCAATTAATACAAACTTTTGGATTACCCCTACAAAGTGTAATGTTCACTATGATGAAGAGAAGGACATTGGTAAGTCAGGAGGTATGTGGGTTTGGGACAAAGGAGCACCTCCAGATTGGGATTTTACTAAATATAATGGTGACGATAAAACCGAAGTTATTAAATTCTTAAAGGACAATGATTCAAAGGCTCTTTATATACCATACAAGTATAATAGGTGTGTAATGTTCGATTCTAATTTATTTCACAAAACGGCAGATGTAGAATTTCATCCGGGGTTTGAGAATAAAAGAATTAATGTAACCATGCTATTTGGAACTAGAGAAAATACAGGAGTGGAACCAGTAGATATGTTAGAAGTAAAAAAACTAAAAGAATCAGTTACAAAGCCACTCAACAATGCCAAATAGCAAGGAAGAAAATAATGGTAGCACATCTGTACACGCAGTTCAAGCAGAACTGTTAGCGCATGAAAGAGAATGTTTTGTAAGGGCAGAATCTGTGCAACGACAACTTGATAGCTTATTTAGTAGAATACGACGAGTAGAAGCATTAATTATGGGTTCTACATTAACATTGCTGATTGCTTTAATAACTGTACTATGGAAAATATTTTAAAAAAATGGCTAGTCCTTCACAAGCAAGCGTATCTTTTAAATGGTCTGAACTAGAATGTAAGTGTGGATGTGGAACAAGGTATGTACAAGATGAAGCAATTGATACCCTTCAAAGGCTAAGAAACATACTTCAAAGGCCCATGATTATTAATAGTGCAGCAAGATGTCCTTTACATAATGTAAGGGTGGGAGGTTCTCCTAAGAGCCAACATAGGGCAACAGAACAATGTCCTTCCACTGCTTTTGATATATCGTTAAAAGGATTAGATAAACAAGATTTAATTGAAGCAGCAAAGGCTGCAGGTTTTAAAGGACTAGGTATAAATTATAAAAGTTTTGTACACGTAGATAATCGTAAATACTTTGCAACTTGGTAAGGAGAATTAGATGTTCGATATTATTGCTTCTGTATTAACAGGTGGTGCTACTGGTATTTTAGGTAGTTTAATTGGCACTGTAGGACGTTTCTTAGAAAAGAAACAAAAGCTAAAAGAAATGACCCTTCAGTTTGATCAGGAATTTAAACTACAGGAATTACAAATTAGTTCACGTAAAGAAGAACTTGAAAGTGAAAGAGCTATTGCAGAAATGGAATCTGTAGCAGAAATGAAGTCTGCGTCATATGCACATGATGCTTCTTATGGACCTACAACTGTCTTTATTTCTTCTATGCTACGGTTTGTACGTCCTGTACTTACTTTTTTACTTCTTGCTTTTACTGGTTATATCTTTTGGCAAGTCAGAGAAAATCCTAGCATTGTACATGAGCTATCAAACCAGATTATGTTTTTAACGACCACTGCTGTAGCTTGGTGGTTTGGAGATAGAAGTCTTAGAAAATGAGAGAATTAACAACAAAACAAAATACATTTTTACAAGTACTATTTGATGAAGCTGGAGGAGATTCTTCTAGAGCTAAAGTCTTAGCTGGTTATAGTGAAGGTTCAAGCACTTCTGAAATTGTGCGTTCACTTAAAGATGAGATACTTGAACTAACAAAAGAGTATCTTGCAGTTAATGCACCAAAAGCAGCAAATGCTTTAATTAATGTTCTAGATCATCCTGCTGAATTAGGTAATCAACATAGGTTAAATGCAGCTAAAGAAATGCTAGACCGTATTGGTATTCAAAAAACAGATAAGGTAGAAGTATCTGCACCGCAAGGTATCATGCTTCTTCCACCAAAAGAACATGGCATACAGTAAAGGGGATTATAAAAAGTACCATAAAAGTAAGCGTATGAAAGAAGAACGTGCGTTAAGAAATAAAAATAGAAGAAAAGCGCAACGTAAAGGAAAAGTACGTAAAGGAGATGGTAAACATATAGATCATAAAGACGGTAATCCTAAAAATAATTCAAAAAAGAATTTACGAGTAGTGTCAGGTAGAAAAAATAGAAAAAAACAATAATGTATGATGCAGGATACTTTAAAATGCCTGATCCTATCGGTCTACAAGAAGATAGTGTCTGGTTAGAAATACCACGAATAAGTAGAACTATTCCGTTTGGCTATAAAGTACATGAGGAAGATGAAGATGTTCTTGTACCTATTGTCAATGAGTTAGAAGCTCTAGAGTTAGCAAGAGAGTATTTAACAGAATACTCATACAGAGATGTAGCAAGGTGGTTAAGTGACAGAACAGGACGACAAATCTCCCATATCGGACTTAGAAAAAGAGTCCAAAAAGAAAAGCAACGGAAAAGTAAGGCAGCAACATATAGGTCGTGGGCTAAAAAGTATGAAACCGCCATCAAAAAACTTGAAGAACTTGAGGAAAAACGTACAGGCGCGAAAGAAAAAGGAACAGAAAGAAAAGAAAGAAAACCCTCCGCAGCCTAAACCACAGATAAAAGAAAAAAGTACAGAGTTATCTTTAAAAGAAAAATACAATGTTTTATTTGAACCCAATGAAGGACCACAAACAAACTTTTTAGCGTCATCAGATCGTGAAGTATTATATGGTGGTGCGGCAGGAGGAGGAAAGAGCTACGCAATGTTGGCTGATCCTCTTAGGTATTTAAATCACCCACAATTTTCTGGTCTACTTTTACGTAGAACTACAGAAGAATTAAGAGAGTTGGTTTGGAAATCACAAGAGCTTTATCCAAAAATAATTTCTGGCGCAAAATGGTCGGAAAGAAAAATGCAGTGGACTTCCCCTTCAGGCGGTAGATTGTGGCTGTCATATCTAGATAGAGATGATGATGTACTCCGTTACCAAGGGTTATCTTTTTGCTGGATAGGTTTTGATGAACTTACGCAATGGCCCACACCATTTGCGTGGGATTATTTAAGATCAAGATTGAGGTCTACTGCGCCTGATCTTCCAGTGTATATGAGAGCTACTACAAATCCCGGTGGTGCAGGACATGTTTGGGTAAAAAAGTATTTTATAGATCCTTCAACTCCCGGCTCATCTTTTTGGGCTACAGATGAAAATGGAAAAACTTTGGTATATCCTAAAAATCATAGTAAAGAAGGTGAGCCATTATTTAGCAGGAAATTTATTCCTGCAAAGCTGTTTGATAATCCTTATCTATCAACAAGTGGGGATTATGAAACAATGTTGTTATCGTTACCAGAAAATCAAAGAAAAAGATTACTGGACGGTAATTGGGATGTAGCAGAAGGTGCTGCATTTCCTGAATTTGATAGGACAGTACATGTTGTTGACCCATTTGATATACCAAAGAATTGGCCCAAGTTTAGAGCCTGTGATTATGGCTATGGTTCTTACAGTGCTGTTTTATGGTTTGCAGTGGCTCCAGATGGTCAGCTAGTTGTATACAGAGAATTGTATGTATCAAAAGTGTTAGCAAAAGATTTAGCTAATAAAGTATTGCATTTAGAGGAAAATGATGGTACAATTCTTTATGGTGTTTTAGATAGTTCTTGTTGGCACAAACGAGGAGATACAGGACCAAGTTTAGCAGAACAAATGATTTTAACTGGATGTCGTTGGAGGCCAAGTGATAGAAGTGCTGGAAGTAGAATAGCAGGAAAGAATGAGATACACCGTCGATTGCAAATGCAGGAATCATATGATGATGATGGTCAAATTCCCGGCATGACGGTATTTTATACTTGTAGAAATCTTATTTCTCAACTTCCTTCAATTCCTCTTGATAAAAAGAATAGTGAAGATGTAGACACAAAAGCAGAAGATCATTTATACGATGCTTTAAGATACGGCGTAATGAGTAGGCCAAGAAGAGGCATATTTGATTTTACGATTGAAAAAATGTCAGATAAATATATTCCATCTGATGCAACCTTTGGATATTAAAATATGGTAGATAAAAACTTTGAAGAAGAAGATACTTTAGTTTTAGATGACAAAACTAATGATGATGAATTGTCAGGTATAATAGCTTTTATTCAAGACAATTTTAAAAGATCAAAAGATTGGAGAAGATTTGATGAAGAGAGATGGTTGCAATCTTATCGTAACTATCGTGGTATTTATAGTCCTGATGTACAGTTTACAGAATCAGAGCGATCTCGTGTATTTATTAAGGTAACAAAAACAAAAGTTCTTGCAGCCTATGGTCAAATTACAGATGTATTATTTGCAAGACAAAAATTTCCTTTAAGTATAGAACCTACAACTTTACCTGAAGGAGTTACAGAGTCTGTTCATTTTGATCCTAATGACAAAACAGAAGAAGCTGTTGCAGAAGAAGAACAAGCTCCAACAAGTCCATATGGATTTCCGGGAGATGGAGAAGATTTAGAACCCGGAGATACTGCTGAAAGTTTATCTGAACGTAAACTAAAACTTGGTCCTTTGGAAGACAAACTTTCAGACATTGAGGGGCTAAAAGAAGGAGAAGGACTTACACCTTCTGCAGTAACATTTCATCCTGCAACAGTAGCAGCTAAAAAGATGGAAAAGAAAATAATGGATCAATTAGAAGAATCAGGTGCAAGTAAGCATTTACGATCTGCTTCTTTTGAGTGTGCTTTGTTTGGTACAGGAATTAT